TTTGACGAACTCAACGACGACCACACGAGAGCTGTCGGGTTGATTGAGAAAGGCCGTAACGCCTCGATGGTCATGCCCCTAGGAATCATTCCCATGGACACGTTCCTGCGTCGATGGGCTACCAAGGCGACATTCCAGAGCTTTGTGAATCAGGCATATGACCTGAAAGCTGGGAAGCCTGTTCTCAACAAGACGTTCTGGAGAAACAATAAGGAGCGCATGGCGGAGCTTGGCCTGAATGAGGAGCAAGCAAAGCGCGTGTTCGATGCTCTCGCGAAACCCGGAGTCGTTGAAGTAAGGCCCGGGCTGTTCGGCAAGTACAAGGTGATGGACATCAACTTCGAGAAGATCGACGACGTTCACGCTTACGACATGGTGGTGCTTGCTGTCAGGAGATCCGTTGACAACATGGTGCAGCGTCAATCGATCGGTGAGCTTCCGAAGTGGATGAGCGGCAACCTAGTCGTCAAGCTGCTTACGCAGTACAGGGTGTTTATGATGGCATCCAAGGGCAAGCAGGTTGCTGCCGGAGTAGCCAGAGGTGACGCCTCAGAAGCGGTGAACTTCGTGGGCTCCGTGGGCCTCGGCCTTCTGGGATACAACATCCTTACGAATCTCAGGTCCACTGCTTTCTCAGGCACGGAAAGAGAAAAGTACTTGAACGAGAACCTCACGCTTGATCGGCAGGTAAAGTCGGGACTGTTTCGCAGTTCCTACTCGTCGTATTTCCTAGCTCTCACAGATACAGTCTCTACCGCATTCGGAGGCGATGCCATATTCGGAAGGAACGCAAGGACATCCGGAAGTGGCTCTACTCCGACTCCTTCGTCATTCGTAACCGGCACGGCTGCGTTCAGTGCAGCAGACCGACTGTCCAGAGGAGTCTTCGGCATAGCCAGAGGGGTCGCTCAGCCAGACAGAGAGGTGACCCAGAAGAATGTGAGAGACACCGTGTTTTCATTACCGTTTACAAACCTCCCCGGAATCAAGCAGCTACTCGACGGGGGAATCAATATGACTGGCTTGCCCCAGACTAATTAGGAGAAACTATGAGCGTTAATAGCTATGTTGATATTACGCTGACGGGTAATCAGGTTGTATTCTCGTCGGTGAGTCTTGAGTTCCTGCTGACCACCGACCTCGGCGTGACGATCACGTCGGCGGCCACGGGAGTCATCTACACCGTCGATGCAGCAGACATCACGGTCACTGAAAGCCCCACGGTCACCGTCAGCATTAGTGATGCTAAATATGGACCGTCTGGGTCTGTGTACGTCACGGCCTCCGGAGATACGGTAAGGATCAGCAGGACGACTCCTATTGATTCCCTCACGCGAACGTTCAGCGACGGCTCCGTCCTGAAGTCCAGCGACCTCAACTCTCAGAACAAGCAGCTACTGTTTGCTCTCCAAGAGCAGGCTGACAAGGGCGTTGGGTCGCTCCCTCTGGACACGGATGACCGTCTCGATGCGAGCGGTAAGATCATCAAGAACGTCGCGACCCCGCTGACCAGCCACCACGCGGCGAACCTTCAGTTCGTTCAGGATGCGATTGCAGCAGGGGGCGTTGAGAACATCAACAGTCCAGAGGCGTTCTCCCTGACGATAGGGTCCAACTTCACTCAGTCAGGAAACGACTTCTTCCACGACTTCTCGTCAGCGCCTACCTCCACGGAGGCGAAGACGTTCCTCGTAGAGCTGGACGGAGTCCTTCAGCATCCTGCTGACGACTACACGATCACGGTCAACGCCGATGACAGCGTCCGCCTCACGATCTTGAACCCCGGAAGCGCGGTCACAAGCAGCAGCGAGGTGAAGGTCAGGAACTTCGGAGCCTCCAGAAACCAAGCGATCCAGCCGTTCATTTCGAACAGCACCGGGCCAGCTATGAAGGTCAAGACAGGCGACGGGGTGACGACCCAGAACACTATGGAGATCCAGAACTCCAGCGGGACTAACCTCGCAGCATTCACTCATGACGGGAAGCTGCAAGTCGGAACCACGGGGACTCAGGCTTCTCAGACCGAGCTGCGTAGCTCGACGACTGAGAACGCTGTGGAAGTCGGAGACTACAGCACGGGCAACACTGCGGGTGTCGAGGTTCGCCAAGACATCAACAGCGGGACTAACGATGACTTCGGTCAGGTAGTCGTCTCGGGGCAGTCCTCCGTTTCCGACAGCCAGTCCAGCCTTGAGATTCACAAGAACGGCACCAGCGTTCACAAGGTTGACTATGGCGGCAATGTGACCACTGCGGGTGGGATTCAAGCGACGGGAGCGATCACGTCCTCGGCGTCACTCAGCGCACCGGCAGTGACTGTTTCAGCGGGAGAGCTGGCAGTTCAGGGAGGCGGCGAGGTTGACATTGATTGTGCATCAGACTTCTCAGGGAACATCTCAGTGTCCGGAGGAGCTGACATTGCACTGAACGATAACTCCGATATCACGCTGTCTACAGGAAACATAACTCTAGCTTCAGGCAATATCGAGACAACGACAGGACACATCAAGCAGCCCGGTGGACTCGTTCAGAAAGTATTCTTTCAAGAAGACCGACCGTATCAGCTAGCGAACTGCCCGGTAAGCACTGTCTGTAGGCTGTACCTCGTCAGTGACGGAACGACAGAAGCCGAGGTTGCTGCGGGAGTAGCTACGGATTACCTGCGAGTTACGAGTACTCAACGTAAATCCACGTTTGGGGATACGGCGGATTCGGGATCGGATTTTCAGCGCGTGTTCTTTGAAGTTTCTATTGCCCCGAAACTGGCGGGGAACAAGATTGAACTGAGGTTTGACAGCCATATAATTTCTTCAAACCCGTACGGGCACTTGCTATTCGGTAAAACGAAAAGCGATGCGCCTCTTACGGCTTCGCAGTTTTCGGGGTCGGACTTGAGCAACGCGACCATACTGAGGGCGAGAGGGGCCGGGGAGAACGGCAGGCCGGACTACAACGCCTCAAACGCTACCAGCATCTATACTCCTGCCGGATCGACCTCGCTTACTAACGACGAGAGTGATAGCAGTCGAGATCAGCACGGATCTGAAGCTGCCCAGCACGCTTCCTACTTGTACACCGTGGAAGCTGGAGACGTTGGATCAACACTGACTTTCCACGTGTTCTTTGCTAACAACTACATTGACGACGTACACCTCGGAATCCATAGCGACTTCGATGCGGCTGAGGGCGGGTGGCATCGTCGAGGCATGTCGCTTCTTTCAGCAACCGAGTACTGGGCCTAATAGGAGAAACCAATGGTTACTAAAATCAAAGCAGGGATGACTGACGGCATCGTGATCTCCACTGAAAAGGCGACAGCAAACCCAACCAGTAAACCCGGAAGCGATTCGGCAAACAAAGTGGCGATCCTCAACTCCGAGGGCAACCTCGACGATCACTACTTGCCGTCGTACGTAAGTCAGTGGCGGCTCACGGTTGACTTCGCGATCGGCACCTCAGAAGCGATCGTGGCGAACACTTGGGAGGAAGCAGATACGTCTGTTCAGGGAACGGGTGTCGGAGTGAACCTCACTCAGGCCAGCGGCGTCTACACGTTCCCAGACACGGGCAAGTGGCTCGTAGAGTTCCACGGCAGGGTCAGTAAAAACAGCGGAGACGTGGCTGTAATCGCTGCGGATCTGTTTGCTACGACAGGATCTGGGGCGAGCACGGAGGTCCGTATTGCTCAGAGCTGGGGGTCCGTGTCTTCTGCGGGTACGAATGACACGCTCTGCATGTCGTCCATGATCGACGTGACGGACGTTACTAAAAACAAGATCAAGGTGAAGCTGTCCGCAGGGAACTCCGGAGCAGACCTCAAGGGGAACTCCACGTTCAACCTGACGTACCTCACGTTCACGAGAATCGGAGCCACTTGATGGACAATGAGATACTGATTGCGCTGGGCCGCCTTGAGGGTAAAGTGGATGCTTTGATTACCCGACAGGCCGTACATGATGAGGAGTTGAAACGACATGACAAAAGACTGCGGGAGCTTGAGCAGTCGAAGTCGTGGCTCATGGGAGCTGCGGCTATCGCAGGGGCTTTGGCGGGTATCCTCGTCAGCGTTGTTGGAGGTATCTATCGATGAATGAACTTCTTGAGGAGCTGCACCGAGAGGTGGCTCAGGACCTCTTGAATAAGATCAAGACAGGAGAAGCAACGGCGGCGGAGCTGAGTGTTGCTAGAGCATTCCTGAAGGACAACGGTATTGATTCGACACTCGGAGCCAGCGAGCCGCTGAACGATCTCGCGAAGTCCTTGCCGTTCAACGTTGCGGAGGCAGGCTGATGGCTAAGCGTAGAGTTGGAAAGAAGAAGGGCAGCCCGACGCCCACAAACCCGAGTCTCTGGTCTCGGGCAAAGTCGTTAGCAAGGAAGAAGTTCAAGGTCTATCCCAGTGCGTACGCGAATGCGTGGGCAGCCAAATGGTACAAGAGCAAAGGCGGAGGGTGGCGAGGTGGCTAAGAAACGAAAGGGACTGACGATCGGTCAAAAGAAGATGCTGAAGAAGCACTCGGCTCATCATTCCGACAAGCACATGGCGCTGATGAATCGCCTGATGATCTCGGGTCAATCATTCGATGAAGCTCACAAAGCCGCCATGAAGGGGGTAGGCAAGTAATGGCGTATTCAGGAGGACTACGAAAGTGGTTCCGAGAGAATTGGGTTGATATCAAGACTGGTAAACCGTGTGGCAGGAAGTCTGCCAGCGATTCAAGTAGACCTTACCCGGCCTGTAGGCCAAAGCGAGTAGCCATGAAGATGACGAAGAAGGAAAAGGACAAGGCGAAGGCTCAGAAGACTGGGCGGAAGCCGATCAAGTACGCGGTCACGTCTGGCGGAAAGCGCCGGGTCGGCAAGAGAAAGAGGAGCTATTGACATGAGAGTAGGGAAGAAAAAGAAGAAGCCGAAACCGGAGCACTACCAGAAGGATCAGCCGATGTCCCCTGTTGATTTCCGCGAGCTGGAGAAAACGAAGAGGGTAGGGAAGAGACGCCGGTATGGCTCAAGATCTCAGAAGGCTACCCCTAGCTACGGGATGACTAGTCCGGGTGTTTCAGGAGGAGGCATGTCCGCAGGAGGCGGCGGCTAATCGTGGACGAGCGTCTCAAGGACTTCAGGAACTTCCTGTATCTGGCGTGGGACCATCTGGGCCTACCAGAGCCTACTCCTATTCAGTACGACATCGCTGAATATATCCAGTCAGGTCCGAAGAGGCGCGTCGTCCAAGCATTCCGGGGCGTGGGTAAGTCTTGGATCACCTCAGCATACGTATGTCATTCGCTGCTGCTAGACCCGACAAAGAACATCATGGTCGTATCTGGCTCCAAACAACGAGCTGACGACTTCTCGACGTTCACGCTGCGTCTGATATCCGACATGCCGATGCTGAGGCATCTAATCCCTACTGATTCTCAGAGGAACAGCAAGATCGCGTTTGACGTAGGTCCTGCTCCAGCTTCCCACGCCCCCTCGGTCGTGTCCAAAGGCATCTCCAGCCAGATCACGGGATCACGAGCAGATCTGATCGTCGCAGACGATGTCGAGAGCCTGAACAACAGCGCGACCCAGAACATGAGGGACAAGCTCAGCGAGTCGATCAAGGAGTTCGATGCTGTCCTGAAGCCGGGGGGAGAGATCCTGTTCTTGGGGACTCCTCAGACGGAATCCAGCATCTACTCGATACTGCCAGAGAGAGGCTTCCAGACGCTCGTCTGGCCTGCTCGGTATCCGAACACGAGCCAGAGGAAGCGGTACGCTGACACGCTCGCCCCCGTGATCTCAAACGTGGATGACGAGGAAGTCGTGGGGCAGCCTACGGATCCGAAGAGGTTCGACGCTGAGGACCTGATGGAGCGGGAGGCGTCCTATGGCCGCACGGGGTTCGCCCTCCAGTTCATGCTGGATCCGAGCCTCAGCGATACGGACAGATATCCGCTCAAACTGAGCGACCTTCTCGTGATGTCCCTGAATCCCCGTCAGGGGCCGGAGAAGCCCGTCTGGGCGGCTTCAGCAGAAAATATGGTTCAGGACCTGCCGAACGTAGGATTGCCCGGAGATCGCTTCTACGGGCCTCTCACGATAGCTGAGGGCAAATGGGCTGACTACACAGGATCCGTGCTCGCTATCGACCCCTCAGGCCGTGGTGCTGACGAGACCGCATACTGCGTCTGCAAGATGCTGAATGGCTTCCTGTTCATCACGGATGGCGGAGGGCTGCCGGGAGGGTACAGCGAGGACACGCTGAAGAGGCTGGCGATGATCGCGAAGGAGCAGGAGGTCAACAAGATCGTCGTGGAGTCCAACTTTGGTGACGGCATGTTCACCCAGCTCCTGAAGCCGGTTCTAGGCAGGATCCATCGTTGCGTCGTTGAGGAGGTTCGCCACAGCACGTCCAAGGAACGAAGGATCTGCGACACGCTGGAACCCGTCATGAACAGCCACAGACTCGTGATTGATCGCAAGGTCATTGAAAAGGACT